GACGAACCCACGGTCTCGTGGACCGAGGATGGAGATCGCTGGACTCTCTCGGATGAAGATATCGCAAAAGACTTCTGGGGATGACGAACGCCACGGAAGTCTAAATACATGTATCCGCTGTCACACACATTGACGGCACAGTTTTTCGCGGTATTCTTTTTTTCACCGAATCCCGTAACGAAGGAGATATAGGGTTATGGCATTTCAAGTTTCGCCCGGCATTAATGTTACTGAACGGGATCTGACATCGGGCGTCCAAAACGTCTCCTTGTCGGCCGGTGGATTCGTTGGCCCTTTTGTATGGGGACCGTGTCTGCAAGTGCAGAACGTCAGCACCGAGGTTGACTTGGTGGCGCAGTTCGGCGAACCGGACGCCAACAACTTCCAACATTGGTTCTCTGCTTCGGCATTCCTGGCGTATTCCAGTACGCTCAAAGTTGTTCGTGCGATTAGCGGCAATGCGCTGAATGCAACGAGCGGCAACAAGGGGACGACTGGCACAGGGATGGCGAATACCTCGACAACGGCCATTACGGGAACAGGCACGTTGTTCCAGACTGATCTGGTCGTCGGTCAAACCATTAACCTTTCGACAGGCGAATCAGCGACCGTCGCCACGATTACCGACAACACGCACCTTACCGTTTCCTCTGCGTTGTCGGGTGCCGTTTCTGGTGCGAATACCTATACCACACGTGGTTTGCTTATCAAGAACGATACGCATCAGGATTCGACCTTTGCCGACGGCGCGAACGCACAATACGGAGCCGTTTCAGCTAAATGGCCGGGCGATCTGGGAAATTCGCTCAAGGTGAGTATCTGCCCGTCTGCGGAGGCTTTCCAAGCGAACGCGACCGGTAGTCTCGTCACGACCGCGGGTAGCACGACAGTCACCGGGACGGGAACACTCTTCGACGATGAACTGATTGTCGGCGATTACATCACCATCGATTCCAAACGCTATCAGGTGAAGTCGGTGGCATCTAACACGTCGATGACTATGGAGAAGGCTACGTCCGTTGCGAATACGTGGACAGCCACCAATTGGCAGCGACAGTGGGAATACTGGGATGATTTCGACGGCGCGCCAGGAACGAGCGCATACGGAACTGACCACGGAGCTACCACCGACGAAATGCATGTGGTGGTCACGGACGAGGACGGGAAATTCACGGGCTTGGTTGACAATCCAGCCGAACGGTTTGCCTATGTCTCGAAAGCCTCTGACGGCCAATCTCCGAACGGCGACAACAACTACTATGTCAATGTTCTCAACCGACAGTCACAGTATGTATGGTGGATATCACACCAAGGCACCACGACGAACTGGGGTTCGGCTGCGCTGGGCTTGACTTTTGGTAGTAAGTCGCTGCCGTATACGAAGTCGCTGCAAGGTGGCAACGATGATAACCAGAACATCACTGTCGGACAGATTGAAACGGGATGGGACCTCTTTGTCGACCCGGACTCGACAGATGTTTCACTACTGATCACTGGCCCTGCGACACCAGCAACACTGGGCACTTATGTGGTTGACGACATCGCCGCGAAGCGTAAGGATGCCGTCGCATTCCTGTCGCCACTGAAAGCCAGTGTCGTAAACAACCTCGGAAGCGAGAACTCGTCAATCACGACCGACAGAAACAATCTCCCATCGAGCAGTTATGCCTTTATGGATAGCGGTTGGAAATATACGTATGACAAGTACAATGACCAATATCGCTGGGTGCCACTCAACGGAGATATTGCGGGCTTGGCAGCGAGGACTGATCAGACGAACGACCCGTGGTTCTCACCCGCAGGCTTTAGTCGCGGCAATATCAAGAACGTAGTGAAACTCGCGTGGACGCCGAAGCAAGCTGACCGTGATGACCTCTATAAGATTGGTGTCAACTCGGTAGTGGCCTTCCCGGGTCAGGGTGTGTTGCTGTATGGTGACAAAACACTGCTAAATCGTCCAAGTTCGTTTGACCGCATCAATGTGCGTCGCTTGTTTATCGCACTGGAAAAGACAATTGCGCGTTATGCGAAAGACAATCTGTTTGAGTTCAATGATGAGTTCACTCGGTCGGCATTCAAGAATGTGGTCGAGCCGTTTCTGCGAACTGTCAAAGCACGCCGAGGTATCACAGACTTCTTGGTTGTCTGCGACTCGACCAACAATACTGCGGATGTCGTTGACCGGAATGAGTTCGTCGGTCACATCTTTGTGAAACCGAGCCGTTCAATTAACTACATTCAGTTGAACTTTGTGGCCGTGCGTAGCGGTGTGTCATTCCAAGAAGTAGTATAGTTGACCAAGTTTAACGCGCGTCTAGAGGAGAACAGGTATGTCATTTAATCTTGACCAGTTTCGTAGCAAACTCAAAGATGGGGGCGCTCGGCCAACACTCTTCGAGATGGAATTGCGGTGGCCCGGAACGGTAGTCACCGGAGACGATGCCGCTAAAGCGTCGCGTTTTATGGTGAAAGTAGCGGAGATTCCGGCGTCGACAGTGACCCCGATTACGGTTGGGTATTTTGGACGCAAACTCAATGTAGCTGGCGACCGCTCGTTCGCGCCGCTCGCCGTGACAGTCATCAATGATGAAGATTACATCATCCGCAAGGCGTTGGAGGAGTGGTTGGACCGTATGTCGGGTGCCAGTAGCGCGGTTTCGCAGTATGCTGGTGGTAGTGGTGATGAGGGATATACAACAACTCTATCAACGACACAATTCGGTCGTAAAGGTAATAGATTGCGCACGTATGACTTCGTAGGCGCATTCCCGACTGAGGTGGCATCAATCCCATTAAGCTGGGACGCGGAAGGTAGCATTGAGGAGTATACTGTGAACTTCGCCTATCAGTGGTGGGAAGTGGCCGGCGAAATTCCAACACGTGATGCTTCGGCGGTTAATTTTAACGCCGACATTGGTTAATAAATAATTCGTCTATCAAGGAGGGCCCTTTCATGGGGCTCTCCAAAAGTGAGATTATCCTATGCCATTCACCTTCCATTCCGAGGATGTATAATTGCCCCGCTTATTTGGATTTGAGTTCGATTTCAATAGGCGGTCGTCAGCGCCTGCTGCGGTCGGCAACGAACCCACATCCAATACCGTCAGTTTCGTACCGCCTGATAATCAGGATGGCGCGCTTAACGTGCAGCACGGCGCGGCTGGTGGCCACTTTGGCTACTACCTCGACCTTGACGGCGGCATCGTTGACGACTTCCAACTTATCAACCGCTATCGCGAGATGCAAATCATCGCGGAAGTTGATGAGGCGATTGACCAAATCGTTAATGAACTCGTCGTACAAGATGCGGACCGACTACCTGTCTCTCTCAATCTTGACTTTACCACCCTCACACCAGAACTAAAAGCCCGTGTTCAGGCGGAGTTCATCAACCTCTTGAAGATGATGAACTTCCATCGGGATGCGTATAGCATTGTGCGTCAGTGGTACATTGACGGGCGGCTCTATCTACACTTGGTGGTGGATGAGAGTGACTCCAAGGCTGGTATTCAGGAATTGCGTCTTGTTGACCCGCGCACGATTCGCAAGGTGCGCGAAGTTCAGAGCAAGCGTCATGCCGAGACGCAATCCGATATCGTCGAAGTGGAACGTGAATACTTCGTCTACAACCCGATGGGCTTTGTCTCACCGAGCGGTAGTGGTGCGTCACAGTCACCCAACGGTGCGCTGATGAACTACAACGGTGTGCGTATCGCAGCAGATTCAGTTGCGTTCTGCCCATCAGGGCTCTACGACGCGAACAAGCGCACCGTGCTATCGTGGTTGCACAAAGCTATCAAGCCGCTGAACCTTCTGCGGATGGTGGAAGATTCCTCGGTCATCTATCGTGTCTCTCGTGCGCCAGAGCGCCGCGTGTTTTACATTGATGTCGGCAATCTTCCGAAAGCCAAAGCCGAACAGTATCTCTACGACATCATGCAGAAGCACCGGAACAAGCTGGTGTATGATACTGCGACTGGCGAGGTACGAGACGACCGCAAGTTCATGAGTATGCTCGAAGACTTCTGGCTGCCACGCCGTGAGGGTGGCAAGGGTACAGAAGTCCAGTCATTGCCTGGTGGTGCGAATCTTGGGCAGATGGAAGATGTCGATTACTTCCGACGCAAACTGTATCGCGCCTTGAGTCTGCCACCATCGCGTATCGATCAGGGGCAAGGATTCAATCTCGGGCGTGCGTCAGAGATCACACGCGATGAACTGCGGTTCAACAAGTATATTCATCGCTTGCAAGTGCAGTTCGACTATATGTTCGACCAGTTGCTAGAACGGCAGCTTCGTCTCAAGAATGTCATGACGGAGGCCGAGTGGTATGACATCAAGGATAGCCTTCGTTATACCTGGCAACAGGATTCTTACTTCGAAGAACTGAAGATGAACGAAATTCTCACGACGCGCATGAATTTGGCGTCACAAGCCGATGCGTTTGTCGGGCGATATTATTCAGAAGCGTTTGTCAAGCGAGACATTCTCAAGCTCACGGACGATGATGTTGTGCAGATTGCGCAGGATAATCGTGTGAACCCACCCACGCCTGCCGGTCGCCCGGGTGAAGACGACACATTCGACCACGAGGCCGATGAAGCTCTGCGCATAAACAATTCACCGGCGGGAAAGACGGATACAAATTTTTCTCCTGCGGATGATGACACGAATGCCTCATCTCCAAAGAAGACTGCGGACAACTAAATAGGAATACGCTATGGCCATCACATCAGGGACCGCCAACGTTCATATCCTCACGGAGAGCGCACAACACGCGACTGTGCGGTGTCTGTATTATACCAGCAACGGCACAGACGAAGCGGATGTGCTGAAGGTAAATACTGCGACACTGACGCACAAGACAGTGGCGCTCACGACGGCCAATCGCAATGGTATCTTCCAGTCGGGTGATACCGTGACGGGCGCGTCTAGCGGAAAGACCGCACAGATTGTCGAATGGCGACGGTCTGCGAATACAATCGTCGTAACGAATGCGTCGGGATCGTTCACCGACGGCGAGAACCTAACGACTACAATTACTGGCAGCACAGCCGCGCTAGCCGCGGCGGGTGCGTCACTGAATTTGGTTCGTGAGTTAGCCATTCGTAGCATCTGGTATTCCATCGACCCCGATATGACGGTCGAACTGGGATTCAAGGGTGGGAACCTAGATGCCGGTTCCACGCAGGCCATTATTCCTGCGGTGCTTCTCTCCGGGTCTGGTTACTTCGGCAAGAATGCGCTTGCGGGGCAGATTATCTCCAATGCGCCCGGTATCGGCACCAGCGCAGACGGCAGTTTCTATATTAGCACCTATACAACCTCAAGCGCGAAGGCAGCCTATACCGTCATTGTTGACTTGGTGAAACTGCGCGGGTATGCGCCGAGCGGACTCTAAAGGATAACTTATGAATTCATTTACACAACTCGTACAGAACGTCAAGGCTGCTAACTGGCAAGGTGCCGGGCAGGTCTTCAAGGAGATCATGCAGCAGAAGGTGGCGGATCGT